ATCAACCTACCCAATACCAACCAGCACAACGACAGGCAGTCCAGTACCCTGGCAACCGCTAGGTTCACACACTCATACGTTTACTACTGGAAGTGCTGGCAGCAGCGGCACCAATACCAACTACCCACCTTTTATTGCAGTCTATATGTGGAAGCGCACTGCATGATCACGCACCATTTCAGCGACAAGATTTACGCCAAGGAGATGCGTATTCCCGCTGACACGGTAATCTTGAAGCATACTCACAGCTTTAGCCACCTGAGTGTGTTGGCGCAGGGCCAGGTGGCGGTGCTGAGAGGACAGGAGATTGACATTGTGAACGCCCCGGCCTGCATTGAAATCAGGGCAGGACTGACGCATGGCGTCAAGGCGATTACTGATTGTGTTTGGTTTTGCATCCACGCGACTGACGAGCAAGACCCGTCAAAAGTGGATGATGTTTTGATTGGAGTTTGATCATGCCTATTGCAGCAGCAGCAATTGCCGGGGGTGCAAGCCTATTTGGGAGTTTGATCAGCGGTAACGCTGCCGCTGACGCATCGAGGCGGCAAGCAGACGCCTTGCGGGAAGACGCCAGAAACAGAATGTTCAGCCCTGTCGGGACGACAAACAGGTTTGGCACATCAACCTCGCAAATTGACCCAGCAACCGGGAAACTTATCAGCGCAGGCTACGAACTGTCTCCAGAACTGAAAGCGTTCCAGGACAGGTTTATGACTCAGGCTGGTGGTGGTCTGACGCAAATTGAGAACGCGCCTGGGATGTACGCACCGCTGACAGGCGCTGCCAGGAGTATGTACGACCTAGGAGCGCAGTACCTGGCTCAATCGCCAGAGGAAGTTGCTGCGAAATATATGCGCCAGCAGCAGGATTTGATTGACCCGTCACGCCAGAGATCGTTTGCACAGTTGCAGCAGAATATGTTTAACACTGGCACTGGCGGTTTGTCTGTCGGCGCTACCGGGATGCGTCCTGGTGGTGGTGAAGGGCTACGCGCTGCCAACCCGCAAATGGAAGCGTACTACAACGCACAAGCCCAGCAAGATCGTCAATTGGCGCTGGACGCCGAGCGAATGGGAATGGAGCGTTACAAGTTTGGACAAGGGCTGTTTAGAACAGGCACCGAGACACTAGGCGACTACTACGGCGGTTTGACAGACGCCTACAAGCCATTTACCGCTGCAATGGGCGGCGTCACAGGCTTGGAGAAGACAGGCAGACTGTCCTTTGAAGACATGATTCGTCTGGGTGAAGCAGGCAAAGGTGGCCCAAGCAATGCGGCTGGCATCACTGCACAGTTTGGGGCTGATGCTTATAGCCCGTTTGGTGCTTTGTTCTCTGGTGCTGGCGGTAGTCCAGAGTTGTCAGATGCATTGTCAAGATACTTGCGTGGGTCTGGTACTACTGCGCTGGACACCTCTGCATATGGTTCTGGACTATCAGGTTATCAACGCGCTCAAACTGACATCTACGGGAGGACATAAATCATGAGTGAAATCGTTGAATCCCTGTTCGGCGTCAGCCCAGAGCGTTATCGTCAGCAGCAGGACATTGCCTTGCAGCGAGAGGCATTGGCCTATGCCCAGCTTAACCCAATGCAACGAGCAGAAGCTGGCATCTACGCTGGTGCCAGGCAGCTTGGCAGCGGCATTGGCAGGATGCTGGGCGGGGAAGACCCAGGTATGCGCCGGGTGACTGAGCAAGATCAGATCATTCGCAGCATCAACCTCAATGACCCCGAGACTTATGGGCCAGCGGCTCAACGTGCATCCCAGATGGGCCACACTGAGTTGGCAATGAAGATTTTGCAGGCTAGTGACGCTGCGTTTCAACGGCGCGAAAGTCAAAATATAGATGAGGCGTTTCGTCGTTATGGGGACGCACCTGCTGTTGCGCCTGCTGCGCCTGCTTCCATTGCGCCTGCGCCTGTTCCTACGCAACCAAATGTAGGCTTTGGTACTACTGGTGTTCCTGGTGTGGGAATGAAATTGCCATTTGCCGACAGTCTTGCCACAAGACTTAATCCAACAACGGGTGAGGTTGAGCCAGTGCCATTAAGAGAAAATCAAGCGGCAGCGGGTCTATTTGATAAGTTAAATAAAACTTATTCACCTGTTTTTGGTACGCTTGCATTAACAGCGCCTCAAATTTTGACCCGGTTAAATAACAAACTTGCGGCTTTAACAGACAATCCGCCTGAGGGTATGACTCCGCAAATGAGGGCGGAAATGATAGCTGCCACTAAAGAAGAAATTATTGCTACTGCTGAAGGTAAGCGTGAAATGCTTACGCCTACTAATGCAATGGCTCCGCAAGCTGCGCCTTCAGCAGCGCCTGCAATTGGGTTAGAAAGCAAATTGGAAAAACTAATAAGTGACAGACGAATATTTGCAAGTCAACGCCCAACTAAACCAGGTGACGTTAACAGAGTTAACAACACAATAAAAGGCATTGACGAGGAAATAAAACGGTTAACTGAATTAAATTCTCCATTGGCAAAGGTAATAGCAGACCGAGATAAATTTCCTCCTGGCGATCCGCGCCGTAAACCATTTGATGACTTTATTGAAAAAGAGACACAACTTGTTGATAGAACAATCACGATTGGGAATCGTGTTTTAGATGCAAAAACAATGAAGGTTTTGTACACAGCACCAGACGCAACCCCAGCAGCTATTGCTGAATTCAAAGCATTCGAAGCATTGCCCGAAAACGAGAAGAAAGCATACCTAGAATTACAAAAGGTAAAACGACCAACACCAAAAATTGAGATAACAAACGCTATGCCGGGCGATAAAAACTTGGCTGATATCCCAGCGTTCAGAGCCTCTGTGCAGCGCACAATTGAACCGCAGCTAAAAACAATTACCGCTACTGAACAGGCGTTGACGGCGATTAACGATTCGTTAGCAACTTCAAACTTTGCGGCCTATCGTGCTGCCCAAGTTCAGTTTGCTAGAGCCATTTCTGGTGCAGGCGATCTAAGCCAAAAAGAACTAAAAGCTGCCGGTGCTGACCCAAGTTTGCTTGGTGGAACAGCAGATTATTTGTCAACTGTGTTTTCTAGCACCCCTACTGCCGACACGCAAAAGAAGATTCGCTCTACTTTGCAAGCTATACAAACTGTTGCAAGAAAGCAAGCGCAAGGCGAAGTTGACCAACAGAAAGCTATGGCGTTGCGCTCACCAGGGTATAACCCAGATGCAGTTAACGAAGCTCTAAAGTTCCCTCAATTGCAAGCCGAGGCAGCGGCTAGGGCACCGATCTATGCTGTAAACCCAGATACCAAACAGCGTATCATGTCAACAGATGGCGGCTCAACTTGGTCTCCAGTGAGGTAACAGCATGGCACTACCAGCAGGATTTGTTTTAGAGCAGTCATCTACGCTCCCTCCAGGATTTTCTCTTGAAGAAAATGCGCCGCCGCCTTCAGGCGATTACCGAGTAGAAGCGTTACGAAAAGGCTTGGCGTCAACCCCAGGAATAATTGCTGGGTTGGGCGCTCTTTATGGTGAAAGTTCTGCTGGTCAAGGTTCTGGCATACCACAACTAATCCAAGCATTGCGTAATCCAAGCCCACCAGAGCCTATGCGTTCGCCTGGAGAAGTATATTCTTCAGCGCAACAGCCGGTCTATAGGAGCATTATGGGCGCGCTTGGCACCACTGGCGCCGAGCCGCAGACCGGCGGAGAGAAGATTCTAGCTGGCGGTTTACAGGCCACAACAGACCCACTTTCGTATGCGTTTCCGCCACTAGCGGCAGTTAAGCGCATGGGGATGTTTGGGCAAGCTGCTATGCGTCCTGCGGAGCAAACAATTGTTGGCAGCGGCGCAGAAGCTGGTGGCATGGGCGGTGAATATGCTGGCGGCAAAGTTGATATGCCGGGTACAGGCCGCTTTTTTGGTAGTTTGTTTGGCGGTGGCGGCGCAGCCTACGGCGCGGGAACTGCGCTTAAAGCAGGGCCATTAGGAAGCAAAGCCTATGATTTAGCCAAAGGTCAATGGGATAAAGTAAGGGGAGCAGACCCTGAAGACACACTACTTAAAGATGTAGACAGCCGCATCAGCAACATTTTTGTTGCTGCTGGTGCTGCTGACCCTAACTTTATGAAAACACTAACCGACGCTGCTAAAGCGCAAGAAAGTGCTTTTCTTAAAGCGCCGGGCGGAGTTGAAATTAAAATGCCAATATCGGCCATGCTTGCTGATAACCCGGTTATCAACAATTTCATTCAAAACTTGTCGGCGCGTGACCCTGTATTTCGCGCTCAATACGGCGCTCAATACGAAGCAGCCAAGCAAGCGTTAACGGCTAATCAAATTCGCTTATTTGGCGACCCCACAAAAGTAGCCGTTACCGCTGTCGGAACAGATTTGGCTAAGGCGCAAGTTCGCCGGGTCAAGTCAATAGATGAACAGATTGCCGATGTTTACAAAGACCAATCAATTGACCCAAATGTATTTGGTCAACGTGTAGCTAATTTAGTAGAGAAAAAAGAAAAAGCAGCCTATGCTGAAGTCAAACCGCTGTACACAGAGGCTTTTGACATTGCTCAATCTAAAAATGTAACGCTGCCATCTTCATCTGTAGATGATATTTACAAATTTGTAGCGAGTGAACAAGCATCTGACATTTTTAAGACGTTCCCATCAATCTACAACCGAGTCCGCGCAAATTTTCGGCCTACAACCGTTGAGCCAAGCGCCATTCTGACGGCAGAAGGCAAGCCAATGACGCCGGGTGGTGTTCAATTTAAAGAAGCCACTATTCAAGACTTGGATTCGCTCAAGCGCGAAATCAATCGTCAATTAAGCAAAACAGATGTGCCGACTGAAATTCGGCTGTTGAGTGAATTGAAGCAGCGTGTTGGTGGCCACATTGACAGTCTTGACCCTGATTTTGTGAGCGCGTATCGCAACGCTGACAAAGCATACCTTCAAAAAATTGGATTGCCTTTTGATGCGGCTACTTTGCGTGCAGTTGACCGTAAGAAATTTGTTGAACAAATAGCCCCCGCAATCATTGGAAATAAATCTAATGTTTCTGAGTTTGTTGCTGCTACTGGTCAAGAAGGTTTGCAATTGGCAAGATCAGCTTTCTTAGATAGCTTTACAAACGCAGCACTTAAAGGTGATGTTTTAGACCCTAAAGCTGCTGCCAAATGGCTTAAAAAGAATGACGGCGGCGTTTCGTTAGTGCCCGGCTTACGCGATGAATTGCAAAGCGCAACTACTGACGTACAGAAGTTGTTAGCTGAACGTACTCGTCTTAACGCTGATTTTAAACGTGTAGCTGGCGAACAAATTATCAGCGCCCAAGGTGTTAACAGTCCTCAAGAGTTAGTTTCTAAGATGTACGGCGATGTTAATTTCACCAACAAATTTATGCAGCAGTACGGCGCTAACAAAGATTCGGTTAATGCGGCAAGATCGTTTATGTTGGATGATTTAGTTAACTCAGCAGACCCAATTGCTTTGTTGGCAGACCGTAATAAGGCGGCTGTGTTTAACCGTGTATTTGGGCCAACTTACGCCCAGAAGGTGCAAGACTTTGTGACAGTTTCTGACCGAATGACACGCGACCTAAGTAACGTAGCGTTTAAAGGTGAAACAGTACCAAAAACTGGTTTTGAAATGGTGACCGGGCTTCCACCAGAACAAATACTTTCAAGGATATTCAACCCTGTATCAGGATTGACGTATGCTGTAACATCTACATTTAGCAAGTTTTGGGCTAAAAAAGCGTCTGCGGCTACGGAAGTAAAACTCAAAGAATTACTACTAAATCCAAGTGATGCGGTCAAGGTTTTTCAAGCCGTACAGCCTCGTGTTTCAGGATTAGACCAGAAAAAAATTCAAGACGCTATAGAAATTGGAAAAAAGTACGGTATCCAATGGGTGGCAGATGCTGCCAATGACATTACTTCAGGCGCTGCCCGTGGCGCCGTCCAAGAAGCCCAGCAATAGCCTTCTTAGCGGTTCTTGTTTACCTTAATGTCTTGCAACGGCATACCAGGCCGATACCCTTTAGCCCAGAGGTGACGATAGATGAGTAGGAGTTCTTCAAAACCTTGCGTCAGGTCGTTCATACCCGCAGCCAATAGAATGGTGCGTTGTGCGGGTTGGAGTTCGCGTTTGAACCAGCGGGTGTCTAGTTTGCATGGGCGAGTCATTTTTACCTCTTAGGAGTCTCACTATGGATTGGCTTAAACAGATTGCACCAACGATTGCCACCGCGCTTGGTGGGCCATTGGCTGGCATGGCAGTATCGGCTATCTCCAAGGCCATTGGCGTGGATGAGGAAAAAGTTGGTGACCTTATCGCCAACAACAAGCTCACCGCTGACCAGATTGCCCAGGTCAAGTTGGCTGAGATTGAACTGCAAAAGCAAGCGCAGGAACTCGGTTTGAACTTTGAGAAGCTGGAAGTCGAGGACCGTAAGAGCGCCCGAGATATGCAGTCAGCCACCAGGTCAATGATGCCGCCATTGCTGGCGGGTGCAGTGACGATTGGATTCTTCTCCATTATGGTGATGATGTTCTTCAACAAGATTGACAGCGCCAACCCTGCCATACTGATGATGCTGGGGTCACTCGGCACAGCTTGGACGGGCATCATTGCTTACTATTTTGGCTCCAGTGCCGGGAGCCAGGCCAAGACAGATTTGCTTTCAAAGAAGTGAGGACAATATGAAACCTGGACTTTATGCCAACATCAACGCCAAGCAAAAACGTATCGCCGCTGGCTCTGGCGAGAAGATGAACAAGGTCGGCAGCAAAGCAGCGCCAAGCGCCAAGGACTTCAAGCAGGCCGCAAAGACTGCAAAGAAGAAGCCATGAGCAAGACGAAACCACACTAGTTGCCTGACGGCAAGCTGTACAAGGGCGAAACCCACAAAGTTGGAAGCAAGCTGATGACAGGTGCAAAGCATACGCCTGCAAGCAAGCCGTTGACGCATACACCGCCTAAGAAGAAATGAAAGCCAAGCTGACTTTTGCTGTGACGTTGATGGTCAGCCTAACGCTTTGCGTTGTTGTGGTTGGTATGGTGGCTGTATTGATGATTGGCCTGTTCGATGAAAAAGTGGACAACAGCGAAATCTTCAAGTTGATTAGCCCAGCGTTTCAAACCATTGTTGGTGGCTTTATCGGGCTGCTGGCTGGCGTCAAACTATCACATGATGATGAGGACAATAAATGAAGACACCAGCCTGGCAGCGCAAAGAAGGGCAGAACCCCAAGGGTGGTTTAAACGCTGCTGGACGGGCAAGCCTCAAGGCGGCTGGGCAGAACATCAAAGCACCAGTGAAGTCTGGTGACAACCCTCGACGCGCCAGCTTCCTCGCAAGGATGGGCGGCAATCCTGGCCCCGAGCGCAAGGACGGTAAACCCACCAGGCTGCTGCTGAGTCTCAACGCCTGGGGTGCCAGCAGTAAGGCAGACGCCAAGGCCAAAGCCAAGGCCATCTCAGCGAGAAACAAATGACCCCGCATTTCACGCTTGCCGAGTTGACGCACACTGATCACAGGACGCTGGACAACACGCCAAACGCCGCTGAGTTGGCAAACCTTCAGCGCCTGGCAGAGTTTCTGGAGACAGTCAAAACTACGCTTGGCGGCAAGCCGATAATGATTTCCAGTGCCTTTCGCTCCAAGGCCGTGAATGACGCAGTGGGCAGTCGAGACACCTCTCAGCATAGGCAAGGACTAGCTTGTGATTTTAAGGTGCCTGGGATGATTCCTGATGCTGTGGTGAGGACGATCATTGCAGCTAACCTGCCGTTTCACCAGATCATCAGAGAATTCTCAGACCCAGTGGCTGGTGGTGGCTGGACGCATATCAGCATCAGCGACAAGCCTCGGCGTCAGGCGCTCATCATTGACCGACAGGGAACTCGGCCTTTCGTATAACCGCCCGGTACGCCTCAATCGCGTCCTTCAAATCTGCTCTAAGTTGCTCAAGCTGGTCTTGCTGCTGCTGCAAGCGCAGGTAGGCTTCAAGCGCAAACTTGTCTAAAGTCGCCCTGTCCCACGTTGCAAAGGTAGGTGTCATGGGTGTGGGCAATCATCAGGCACAAAGGCCAAACAGTGGACGGCGGTGTACTTGCCTGTTGTCTTGACCCAGCGGTCGATATAGGTGTCAGGCATCAAGGCCAATGAACGACTGACGCCTGTCGGCGTAACCTTCAGCGCAAGCGCAAGTTCCAGGGCAGTCATGCCGTCTGGTGCTTGGGCTAAAACATCTCTAATCTTTTCTGAAATTACCACGGCGCATCCTCATGGTTTTGCGGGTTGAACGGAATAGGTTTGGCTGGCTGCGCTGGTGGCAACTCGGTGGGAAAAGGCCAGTTATCCATTGTTGCGCTGTGCTGCAAAGTGATCCGCAAGCTCCCTTGCCCGGTGTTTGTCAATGCCTTCTCGGACTAGGGTAGCCACTACCATGTCACGCCACGGGGTTGGCTCCTTGCTCTGATGGTTTTGGCGCAAAGCCTCGCGTTCAATGCGCCGAAACTCGTCTTCCTCTGTATTCATAGCATCCCCCACAGAAACCCTGCCAGCCCTGCAATGCCTGTCACGGCAAACAGCCCCAGGATGCAGGTTGCAATGACAAACATGAGGTTTGCCAACTCATAGTCTTCGTCGTTGTTCACAAGGTCTTCATCATCGTTCATAGCGTCACCTTCCGAGTTTTAAATCCCCTGTGCGTGTAGCACTGCACCGACCCATCTGCCAACATCTTCCAGCCTGCGTTTTCTCCACAGAGCTTTTGAATCTTCTCCTCCACGGTGTCTATCCGCGCCTCATGCTCAGATGGGCCGTCGAGCAAGTAGGCCGTGGACATGACGAGGGCCACCAAAGCCGCAGCGACCCAGTTCATGGCTTCTTCCCAAACTTCAGAATTTCCAGCCGTTCTCGGTTGGAACGTAGGGTGCAATAGCGTTGGTGGATACGCTCCAGCATGGTCACTCTACGGTGTTGGGTCTGCTCTTCATCCAACAACGCCAGCAGGTCGGACTCACTGTAGTTGGGCAGGTCAGTTTGAAATTTTCGCCAAGTTATCAATTCTCTTCTCCAGTTCGGCGATGTGGGCCACCACCTTGTTGTAAGCCCGTGACGCGCTATTGTGCGTCCGGGTGCGGATCAAAAGTTCGGCCTGGGCTGCTTTGAGCCTAGCCCTGAGTTGTGTGAGTCGGGTCACTTTAATGCCTCCAGTGCAATGTCAGAAATGGCGCGTTTGTCATGGAGCGCCGCCCATATCTTTTCATCTACGGTCTTGTTCGCCA